GCGTAATAATTGATTTGAAAGTTTTATTAATAAATCAAAAAACAAATTATTTTGATTTATTTTTTTATTATTTAATATATATATATATATAATATGGAAACAATTGATAAAATTATAATATCATTATTTGTATTAGTAGTAATTGGTTATATAATTCAAGCAAATGCTTGGATATTTGCAGATGATCCAAATGCTCGTTATTCATCATATGGTAAAAAATGGCAAGGTAAACAACAATTTACACAAACACATCAACCTGTTCAATCACAAGCAATTATTACAGCAAATGAACCTATTTTAATACAACCATTAAAACAAAATACAAGTCAACAAGTTCCAATGACAACAACTACAGAACAAGTTAGTGTTCAACCAGTTCAACCAAATATTCAAGGTGTCACAGAACAAAATTTATTTAGACAAAATTTACAAGCAAAAAGAAATCAATTAAAATACAATAGTGTTACAAAAGAAGGTTTTGAAAATAATGTTCCAGTAAATAATGAAATGATTTCAAATGCGAATTATGCGAAATTTAGACCAAGTGAAGATTTAAATTTAAATGAATCACAAATAGAAGAGAAAAATGTTTTTAATAATTTATTTAATTAAATAAATTTTATTATAATTTAATTATTATGTCTCAAAATATTTATTATATCCATAATACAATTCATAAGTTTTATGATATTAAAAATTGTTGTGTTTTAAATGAAAATAGTCCTCAATTAGAATTTGATTTACCAAATATCAAATTATATCAACATCAAAAAACTTTATTATATCAAATAAATGAAATGGAACAAAATGTCGAATTAGATAATTTAAATGAAATCGTCCATAAAATACAAAGTAATATTGGTGTTATATGTGATATGGTTGGTAGTGGAAAGACTTATACAATATTATCACAAATTTTTAGAAAATTAAAAGTAGATTATTTTAAATTTAAATTAATTACATCGAAACCACTTATTTATAATAAAGTATCAAAAAATTTTCATATTGCATTAATGAAAAAAGCAAAGGAAAAAAAGGTGTTATCAACTAATTTTATAGTAGTGCCCAATACTGTATACACTCAATGGGTTGAATATATTAAAAAATTTTTAATAAATTATCCAAATGTATCTATTAAATATATTTTTGGTAAAAAAAGTTTAAATAATGATGTTGAAAAAGAAATTAAAGATATACTTGATGAAAAATATAATATAATTATTGCTTCAAGTAATTATTGGAATTTATATTATAAAAAATATTTATCAAACATCGAATATTACATTGAAACAAATGAAAATGAAATACTTTTTTCAAGAATGATTATTGATGAAATTGATACAATAGATATAGGAAAAAGATCTGATATATCAATGTTGCCTTGTTGTTTTTATTGGTTTATTAGTAGTAATTATGAAAATTTATTTTATCCAAATGGTAGAAGAAAAATTATACAATATGAAAGTAATGAAAATTCTAGTAAAATGAAAAATTATGAATTAGTAAAAGGATTTGCTCACACGAATTATTTAAAAAACTTTTTTTGCACTTTTGATGTAGAAAGATTTACAAAAATCTTTATTTATAATGATCCAATATGGATACATAAATCTATACAAATTCCAAATATTACAAACATTGAATATTATGCAAGTGATATACTTGAAGACCATATTGATAATTTAATTAAATATGGAGGTTGTCAAAAAATTGTTAATTATTTAAATAGTAATGATTGGGAAGGATTAAGTAATTATACAAATTGTAATGTAAAAAATCCCAATGATTTATATACATTTTTAGCAAAAGAATTAGAAATACAAATTGAAAATCGTAAAAGTGAAATTGAATATCGTAAAAAAATTATTCCAATTACACAAAGAGAACAAAATGATATTAATACTAAAGTTGAAAAATTAGAAGAACAATGTAAATCACTTGAAATTCGTAAAGAAACAATTAAAAATAATATTGATAATGTAGATAAAGATCAATGTCCAATTTGTGTGGACACAATCGTGAAACCAATTTTTGTTCGATGTTGTTATCATCATTTTTGTTCAGAATGTTTAATGAATAATTTTAAACATACAAAGAATACAACTTGTCCACTTTGTCGTCAAGAAATTAATAATAATAATATGTTTTTTGTTAATGAAAAATCAACAAATATTACAGATACAATTCAAAAGAATAAATTTGAAATTTTATATGAAATACTTGAAAAAAAAAATTTTAATGATCGTATTTTAATTTTTATTGACAAAATCTCTTTGTATGATAAATTTTTAACTGAATTTAAAGAAAAAAATATTCCATTTAATATTTTAAATGGAAGTATATATAAAATTAATAATGTTATATTAAAATATAATTCAGGAGAAATTCCAATATTATTATTAAATGCAACTTCATATGGAACTGGATTAAATTTACAAAATACTACAGATATTATATTATTTAATCGTATGGATAGATGTTTAGAATCACAAATTATAGGTAGAGCACAACGAATTGGTAGAACAAATCAGTTAAAATTACATTATATAATGTATCGTAATGAAAAACATTTAGACAAAAGTTATTTTGATAATGGATTATTTAGTATTGAAGAAAATTTAGATGAACAAGATGAATATGATAATGAAAATTAAAATTTTATTTACAAAATTGAATATTTACAATTTTGTAAATAAATAATTACAATAACAAACTTGACTTTATACAATGGACAAAGATTCAGGATATCTTTTTATTTATCATTTTCCATTGTTTCCAAAGATGTATGTAGTGGATTATGTCAAAACATTATATTTTGATGAAAGAACTTGTGTTTATCGTAATTTTGTTTTAGATTATGTTCAGAGAGTAGAAAATGTTGATTTCATTTATACACAATTAATGAATAGTGACAAAGTGAATTTAAAATTAAATATAGAAATAAATGGAATTAAATTTGATTTATATCATCTATATTTTAGTTTTGAAGAAATGACACAAGAATTAATAAATGCAAATGTGATAGATAAATTTTGGTCAGTTAGATATTATCGTTTAACAGAAGATATAATGAATATTGAACCAGTAGATGAATTGGAAAATACATTTAATGAATTAAAAATGTAATAAATCATTAAAATCGCTAAAAGCGATTATTAGGCCGTAGGCGTAATGATTTATTTTAATTCAGTAATTTTAACATTATATTTAGAACTTCGTATGTCTTGATAAGAATGAGTAGAGGAATTAGAATTAGTAATCATTTTGGACATTGTTAAATCATTTTTATTAACAGATTTTTCCCAAAATTCATTATGACACATTTTAAAATTAGGATGTAATTCTGCTTTGTAACGAAATACACAATCTTCTATTTTTGATGATTTCGCATTATTATTAATAACCATACAACCATAATTTTCTGTTAATTGATCGAATACTTGTTCAAAAATTTGGAAATTAGGAAAAAATCCAGCATAATATTCCCATAATCGTTCTTTGTCTCTTACATTATTTACTCTTAATAAAAATACCCAATCTACATTACTACGCAATTCAGGACCAATACCTAATGGATATTGCATTGTTAATAAATAAAAAATTTTTAAATGTCTACCATTCATAAATATTCTTCGAATATTCACATCTTTCGCCCAAGTTTTTCTATCATATAAACAATCATCCATTACAACAACCATTCCAGGTTCAACATTTCTATTTGTAATAGGGTCTTGATTAATTTTTGAGATAATATTTTTTTGTCTTTCTATTACTCTATCCATTAATTGTGGTGTATAAGTATAATGAATAAACATTGGTGGCACAAAATTGCTAAAAAATGGACTTTCTTCCTCTGATGGTGAAATTACAGTGCAAACAGGAATATTTTGATGATAAAATAATGTATCTTTAATTAAAGTGCTTTTACCTGAATTTCTTTTTGCTACATAAATACAAACCGAATCAGGTTTAATCATTTTCATATCAAATTCTTTAATAGATAATTCTATTTCTATTTTATTTTTTTTATTCATTTAATAAAATATATAAATATATATATGTTTAAATATTTAAATATTTAATCATATAAATTATATAAATGAATAAAGAATATATTTTATCTTCATATCCATATCTTAAAAAATTACACGAAGGAACATATGGTATTATATATGAAAATACAGAAACAAATGAAATTTATAAAGTATCTAAACATCGAGATATTGATACTAGTTTTATTCGCGAAATTTATTTTTTAAAATATTTACATCAATGTAGTCCTACCGCTCATAAAAATATAATTGCTTTGAAAAATGTATTAATATTAGATGAAATAAAAAATGGTAATACATCTCCTTCTAATCCTTTAAATTCATTAAATTCAAATTTAATTCAAAGTATAAAAATAGTATCACAATCTAAATCTATTAATAAGAAAAAACAAAAAATTAATTTAAAAATTGCGTGTATTGTCCTTGAAAAAATGGATTGTAATTTAAGAGAATTTGTATTAGAATTAATTGAAAAAAAAAAGAATAAAAATGTATTAAAAAAAATATTTCAAATTATTTTTATTAAATTATTAGAAGCAGTAAATGAATTACAATCACTTAATATTCTTCATAATGATTTAAAATTAATAAATATTTTAATTAATCGCAAACAAGTTTTTAATTCAGACAAAGATGATGATATAATGAGTTTTGAATTAAAACTATGTGACTTTGGTTTAGCAATTCAAACAAGTTTTATAGATATGAAAGAATGTATTTGTTTGGGAACAGTAAAGTATTCAGCACCTGAAATGGCAAATGATAGTGTTAGAAAATTTTATGGATATACACAAGGTAATCAAAATAAATTTGAACAAAGCACACAAATGGATCTATATAGTATTGGTGTAATAATGTCACAAATATTATTTAAATTTATAGGATTACAGAATATTGATAAAATGACACAAGAAACTTTTTTTAATAATTTTAATTCAAATAAAACAAATAATAATATAATTAGTAGTGATGATAATATATATCGTATTATCTGTAATTATTTAAATGAAGACCCTTCCAAACGAATAAAAATTAAAAATGTATTAAAAGTTTTAAAAAAAGATAATAGTTTATTATTAGGTGGTGATATTCAACAAATTAATTATACTGAAATTTTAAAAAATAATATACCTAATTTTAATAAAACAAAATATGATGAATTTATAAATTTAATCAAAAAAATTAATGAATATCTAATCAAACATTATGATTATCATTTAGATAAATTAAATTTTGAATTACAATTTAATATATTTCATATGACATATTATTTATTAAATAATTGTAACATGATTAATAAAAAATTAACATTTCCTGATTGTGTTAAAATTTCTATTTATTGGGTATTTTCCATTTATCATCATCGTGAATTAAGTAATTTTAAAAAAATAATTAAAAATACAAAGTCAATATTAAAACGTAATGAAATGGAATGTCGACCACTTCTATTAAATTATACTAAAGTAATACCAATTTCATATTTTTTTAAAACTTTACAATTGAAACCTAAAACAAAACAACAATTATTAATGTTGTTATTTAAATAAAAAATAAATATCTTTTTATAAAACACTAAATCTAACAACATTTTTATTTATATGAACACAATCAATGTTTGTGTTGATATCATCGAATACTATTCCTACATATAACATCCCATTTGTTTCTTCAATCATTTCCAATTCAATATAATCTATTCTTTGTAATAATTTTATTTCAAATGTAATTGAATCATATATATCATACAAACGAAAACGATTTATTGTTTTTTGTTTCATTATATCAAATGGTGTATTATAAAGACCCATTTTAAAATAAAATATTAGGTCTCTAATGATTTGATACGCATTTGCTTCTTTTTCTTCTAAACATAATTTTTTATCTAACATTTTAATTATATCCAACATTATCTCATTATAAATTGTGTCACTTTTACGATTTAAACTACTTCTTTGATTAATCCACCAATTTAATACACGATATTTTAAATAATGTCTTTCATATGACATTGAATTACTATCCATTAATGATATAAATTTTTCACATTGTTCCAAATTTCCGTGAGAAAATTCATAATGGAAAAATAGACAAAATATATTGTCATAAGTTTTATAATATTTTGAATATAATTGTTTTGTGTCAGTTTTTGTAAATTTTATAAAAAAATTTTGATTGTATTGATTTAAAATATCATATGCTATTTTCATTTTATTACTATCTTTTAATTCAATACCATCTTTACATAATTTTATTAACATTTGATAGTGATTGTTATTTGAACCATTTGTGTAATTTGTTAAATTAGATTGTGTTGTTTGATTTTTACTTTTTTTACTTGATTTTACTGATTGAAAACCATCAAAATTCATTATTAAATTTTTGTTGTTAATGTTTATGTTGAGAGTTGTGTAAAAAATTATGAACTAAACAAAGAAAATTAATTAATTTTCAATTTAAAAAAAATTTTTTTT